ACAACGCACCGACGATCGGTCGCTCGACCGGGTCGGCTGCAGCCAGCAGCTTCTCCAGATGGTCGGCCTCGAACCCCATGTCGGTGTCCTGCCACCACATCCACTCGACGCTGTCGGGCAGCTTGAGGAAGTCGGCCGTGATCTCGTTCCGGGCTTCGTCGATGCCGCCCGAACCCGAGCGCATCATCAGCCACGGGCCGATGCGCTGGCCGTGCTCGAAGTCGTACGCGAGCAGGCGCATCATCGACAGGTGGAAGTTGTGCCCGACCTCGTTGCCGTGCGGGTAGCACAGCGCGACGTCACCCACGCTTCGTCGTCCGCTTCTCGCCAGGCGCACGCGACGCCGACTCGACGACGTGACCACGTACGATCGGTGGCTCGTCGACGAACAGGTCCGGGTTGGCCTTCACGAACGGGTCGGTGGCGTGCCACGCGTCGCCGCGATTGAGCACGACCTTGTCGCCCTGCCACGACGTGACGGCCGTCGTGACCGCGTAGCGGTACTTCATGGATTGGTCCCTTCTGTGACTGTCAGTTGCTGTGACCTGGGGTCGGGCGTGCCGAGACAACGCCCGACCCCTCGATCACTGGTGAGCCTCAGGCTCAGGTCTGCTGGAGCAGACGGAACGCCGTGTCGTCGACGCTGTCCGAGCCGACCCGCTTGTAGGCGAACCAGCCCCGCTGGCCGGTGGGCCGGGAGTTGGTGGCGCCGAACAGGTGCGGGATGAGCTCGACGGTGAGCCCGACGCGATCCACGACGTAGAACCGGCTGAAGTCACCGACGACCAGCACGTTCTGCGCAGCGGTCGCCCCGGTGAAGTCCGGGAAGTACGACGAGATGACGACCGGCCGGCCCTTGAGGGTCTCGACCTGACCCGTCAGGTCGACGGTCGAGTCCGCCCCGTAGGAGGAGCCGAACGCCGAGATGTCGTTCGCCACGTCGGCGGACATCACCCAGGTCGCGTTCGCCTTCGCCCGGTCGGGCAGCGCCGACCACACCTTGCGGACGTCGGTCGCCGAGAACGAGCCGTCGGTGGTGAGAGCCACCTCGACGTTCGTGTTGGCGTCGAGCGCCGTCAGGATGCCGAACGGCTGGCCGGAACCGGTGCCGGTCGCGAACGCCGACGACTCCAGCTCGTCGAGGCCGGCGGCGAGCAGCGCCGCCATCTCGTTCGCGAAGCCCGGGTAGTCGGCCCCGATCTCGATCGAGTAGGGGATGAAGCCGCGGGCCATGTGGGTCGCGACGCTCGGCTGGGCGAGGGTCGGGGCGTCGTCGGACACCTCGGCTGCCTCGCTGTCGAACGACCAGGACACACCGGCGCTGGACACGCCCTTCCACTCGTCGGTCGTGATCGTCCGCACCGTGGCGATCTGACGGAACGGGTTGAGCGTCTGCTGCCCGGTCAGGATCACGGTGGGGTCGATGAGCACGGGCACGCCGAAGCCACCGGCGGTGTCGGTGCCGATGCTGGCGGCGCGGAACTCGTCCCATGCCTGCAGCGCGCGACCTTCCTCCGGGGTGAACACCGGGGTGGTGCTCGTCACGGCCTTCTGCCACGCCGAGCGGTAGTGCTCGGACTCGGTGAGGATCAGCCGGCGGGCGAGGTTGTCGCCGCGGCAGTCCGCAGTGTGCGACCGCAGCAGGCCCTCGACCTTGTCGAGCTGCTCCGGGGCGAGCCCCAGCTCGTCCTTGCGCTCCAGCGTCGCGAGCGCGATGGACCGGGCCTCGGCGGGCTTCAGGGTCGCGACGTCACGCTCGACGCTGTCGGCGTCCTCGGTGCGACGCATGTGGTGGACGGTCTGCGGGACGACCGCAGCGGCCTGCTGGCGGGCGGCGAGGGCTTCGAGTTCGCCGACGCGCTCCTGCACGGCGTCGATCTCGTTGTCCAGCTCGTCGACCTTGGACCGGGCAGCGGCGAACGCCACGTCCTCGTCGGCGGTCAGGGCGGAACGCTCCTCGGCCACGGCGGCCTCGGTGACGGACTCCATCTCGGCGATGGCGGCGTCGCGCTCCTCGGTGAGGGATGCGAGCTTGGCTCGCAGGATCTCCAGGTACTTCACGGTCGTCTCCTCTTGGTGAGGTCGGAAAGGGCCTGCGCGGTGAGCGTCGTGGCCCTCGGGATGGTTGGGGTGACCGTCACGTCGGGGCCGTCGGCCGCTGCGCTGCTGGTCGGTTGGTTCTGCGCTGGGCCGTCGGCCGCTGGCAGGGAAGCGATGACACGCTCGGCGACGTCGATGCCGACACGCTCGGTGAACCGGGCGACGAACATCGGGTCGTTCAGGGCGTCGAGGAACTCGTCGGTGCGCGACCGCAGACCTGCGGTCGCCGACGCGTAGGCCGGGAACGTGACCGGGCCGAACTCGAACAGTTCGAGCCGGGTGATCGACCGCTCCTCCAGCCGTTCCGGGTTGTGTGTCGTCGACCTCGACGGTGTCGACCACTGCTCGTCGACGACACGGAACCGGAACGACGCACCGAGCTGGCCGGCCTGCAGGGCTGGGAGCAGCTCGTTGACGTAGCCGGTGTCGAACAGGCTCACCTCGTACGCTGCGCCTCGCTCGTCCTCACGGAGTGCAAGCACCTGGCCGAGCGGCTTGTTGCCGATCTGCGGGTCGCGGCCGTGGTCGTACAGCACCCGGATGGTGTCGCCCTTCGCGTCGAACGTGTCGGCGAACGCGCCGGGCATGATCCGCTCCAGGAACCGGCCTTCGTAGGTGGAGTCGATCTCGGTCCAGTCGTTGAACACTGCGAAGTGGCCGAACATGGTGCGACCATCGGCGTCCTCGTCGATCGAGGCGGCGCGGTCCCACGCAGCGGCGCGGAGCAGGTTGTCGGTGGGGTGGGTCATGTCGAACCTCACGTCGTCGGAGCAACCACGTCGGGCGAGTCGTCGTCGGACGGGTCGGGTGCGTCGCTGTGCAGGCCGGGCTCGTCGTAGCGGGGATTGTCGAACGGCGCTTCGTCTTCGAGCGCACGAACCTCGTTGACGGTGCGCCAGCCGTTGGTGAGCGCGACCTGGTGGGCGGCGTAGCGGGTGGTCGTGTCGGCGCGCAGCAGGGCGTCGCGGTTGAACTTGACGAGCTGCGGACCCGGCAGCAGCGCCCCGAGCGCCTTCTCGATGCGGACCAGGATGCGGTCGAGGCTGTGCTTCAGGTACTGCAGGTCAGACTGCGACACGTTCTGGTAGGTGATCGACTCGCCAGACATCGCAGCGAACACCATCGCCGGCGGCACCATGAAGCGACGTGCGATCTGCACGGCAGCCATGCGCTTCGACTCGACCAGCTGCGCCGACTCCGGGCTGGACTGGATCGACTCGTACTTCCAGCCCGAGCCGAACACTGCGGGCTCACGCGACCCCGACGTCGCCTTGAGCCACGCCTGCTTGATCTTCTGCGCAGCGTCTGCGTCGATCGTCTGGTCGGTGTACACGATCGCCGAGGGGTGTCCGCCGTCGGTGAAGTAGCGGCCTCCGTACGCCTGAATGGCGAGACTCGCGTCGATCTCGTTCGCGCCGTACTCGACTGGCGACAGGCCGAACCACGACCCTGCTGGCACCACCTTGCCGGGTGCGTGCCACAGGTCGCCGTTCGGCCAGCGCTGCAGCTGTTCGCCCTCGACGTCGACGGTCGGGACACCATCGACGAGGCGCCGGTTGCGCACCGCGCCGGGGTTCAGCAGCTCGATCGACGTCGGGTAGCCCCGCTCGTTGAACGACGTGACACGACCCCAGGCCGAGCCGTCGGTCACCATCGAGAACGCCACCTGGTAGAGCCACACGTCAAGCGTCACGACACCCGACGGCGAGGCGATGATCGACGGCACAGGGGTCACCGGGCGGCGTGCAACACCGTCCGATCGGACCACATCGACCGGCAGAGATGCCACAGATGACGCCAACAGGTCGACACAGGCCCACACGGCGTCGTCGTGCAGCGCACGATCGACCGTGACGACCCGGCCCGTGTCGGCCACGACCACGCCGGACCACGGCGCGGACAGCTGCGACATCGCATACGAGCGCTGCTCAACACCGCTGTCGCGGCGTACACGGAACAAGGCCACGTCAACGCTCCGAGATCACGCCGGCAGCAACCAGCAGCACGCCGAATACAGCCAGGCCGACGGTCAGACCGATCGTGAACCCTGCGGCGACCAGAGCGACGGCACCCGCCACCTTCAGCACGTCGGACAGATCCATCTCGCTCCTCAGTACGCCACCAACGGCTTCGGCTCATCCACGTCTTCAACCGGCGACAACGTCTGGGCCCCGAACAGCGCCAGGCTCGCAGCGACCAGCGGCGAGATGTCGATCGTCGACTTCCTCGTCCACGCCCACGCGTCAGCGACACGTCGGGTCTGCGCTGACCCCACCGCCAACGTCAGCAACGGCTGGCGACGATGCCGGACCGTCCCTGACACCACAGCGTCGTAGAACCTTGAGCAGGCAGCTACGAAGTCACGCGTCCGGGTCACCTCGACACGCACGCCGGCCGCGACCAGGTCGGGAACCAGCGAACCTGCTGGCCCGGCCGCATCGAGCACGACAGCCATCGGCTGCCACCGCTCCCAGCGTTCAACCATCCACGCCACAGCCCGATCAGGCGGCACCTGCTCGGCCAGCTCGACCACGTCGCCATCTGAGACGGCGAACGTCACGCAGCTCCGGTCGGGCGGCATGTCGACGCCGAACACCAGCCGCTCGTCGATGTCGCACGCCGCGTCGTCGTCGCCGAGTTCGTCCCAGCGTTCCACCGGAATCTTCGACGACTCCGACTCAGTGAGCCACACGCCCAGACGCTCCACGGCGAAGACCTTGGCGGCGAGGGTCTGTCGTTCCGAGTCGACGAACTCCGGGTCGATCCGCAGGCCCAGGCCGGGGTTCGCCCGAGCCCAGGCTGTCCGATCGGTCGGGTCGACCTTCGTGTCGTTCGACCACTCAGCCCAGAACAGTCGCCCCGGCTCGGACGACTGGGCGCGTGCACGGAGCCGTCGAATCTGCTCGGACCCCTCATCGACTGCAGGTGGTGCCGACGTCGTGTACCAGACCTGCGGGTTCGGTCGAGCCGACAACGTCGGCAGCAGCGCCGCCATCGCCGCCGACGGCAGCAGGTACGCCTCGTCGAGAATCACCGTGTCGCCCGAGAAGCCTCGGGCCGATGACTTCGACCTGGCGACGAACCGCAGCCGTGCGCCGGTCTTCAACTCGATGCACTCCTCGCCGTGCGACGTCCGCACGTTCGCGACCTTCGCCTCCAGGTCGGGAGTGTTCTGCACAAGCGTGAGCACCCGGCGGAACGCTTCCAGCGCAGTCTTGAACTCATGTGCGCTGTGCAGGATCAGTTCCTCGCCGAACAGGAACAGGCCGGCCAGCTCGCGCGCTTCGAGGATCGCGCCCTTCCCGTTCTGGCGTGACACGACGACACCGCACTCGAACGCTGCCCACTTGCCGTCGGCACGTTCAGCCAGCGCGCCTTCGAGCACCAGCTCCTGCCACGGGTCCAACAGCAGGCCGGCCGACCTGGCAAGCTCGACCGCCTCCGCGCCAGCGCTGGAGACGCCGCCCGGTTCAACGAGCAGCGTCGGCTGTTGACTTCCGACGAGCGGCTCGTCGAGCAGCGAGGTCATCGACAGCGTTCCCCTTCTCGGCCGGCTTCAACTCGTCGAGTTCGACCAGCACCGCCCGCAGCTCGCGCACGATCGCTGGCAGCTCTCGCACATCGGCAGCAGCGAGCGCCTCGATCAGTCGGCTCCGAGCCGCTGTCAGGTCGTCGAGTCGGCTCTGCGGTGGTAGTCCACGACTCGGCTTGCGAGCAGCCACACGGCCTCCTGGTGGCGCTGACGGGGTCCGTGGAGCCTCAGGGAGAGACAGCGGAAGAC